AGAATTAGGAGATGTATTATGGTATTGGGTACAAGGTTGCTCAGCACTAGGCTACACACCTCAAGAAGTGATGGAAGAAAACATCAAGAAACTAGAAGCAAGATACCCAGATGGCTTTGAAGCTGTTCGCTCGGAAGTAAGGGCAGATGGGGATATTTAGTAAGAAAACTAACAGTAGTAAAGTAGAGTATAAATTCAACGAGGACAAAGTTCTAAAGCAGTTGAAAGTCTATATAGACCGAACATACGACCAACACTATAGCACAGATAAAATTCAAGCCACTGAGTTTATTATAGACTCAGGTATGGGCGAAGGCTTTTGCATGGGTAATATTATCAAGTATGCAAAACGCTATGGAAAGAAAGCAGGTAAGAATGATTTAGACCTGCTAAAGATTATGCATTATACAATTATTCTATTAGGGAGCAAAGATGAAAATAGTTAGGAAGAAGTCTCACGAAAAACTGGATGATGTAAACATACAAAGAGTATTGGACTATCTAAGACAAGATAAACCAATAACAAAAAAAGAAGCATGTGCCATGCTAAACATCAGCTACAATACTACTAGATTAAATAGTATTATAGCAGACTTTGAAGAAACATTAGAGTTTAGAGCAAAGAGAAAATCACAGAACAGGGGTAGAAAGGCAACTAACCACGAAATTAAACAGTCTATAGAAATGTACTTAGATGAACAACCCGTATCTAGCATTGCAAGTGCTTTGTATCGTTCGAGTACATTCGTTAGAAATCTGTTAGATAGAGTAGGTGTGCCACAAAAAAGACCCAAAACCTTACAAGGTATGAGTGAGAAAACAGGATATTTGCCAGATGAGTGTGTATCTGAAAGTTTCGAGCAAGGTGAAAAAGTATGGTGTGCTAGGTACGACCTCCCTGCTAGAATAATAAAGGGAGCATATGACAGTAGATATGATTGTATAGTATATCATATATATGTTATAGAACTAACAAATTTTGAGTCCAAATATTTTGGACACATACAAGAAGGGGGTTTCCATGCTCACTTCGCCTCTTATGACTTAGGTAGTTTAAGACACTTAAATAAGTACGATATAAATATCTAAGAACACAAGGAGTGTAACAATGGAAATATGGACAATATTCGGTTCATTATGGCTGAGTCTATGGGTTATGGCAGTATGGAAAACTTATCCAGCTATCATTACTTTAGTATCAAACTATGAAGGTGGTCGAATAATAACGGATTATAGAACAATACACGCTGTCTTATATGTGGTAGTAATGTTTTTCTTAAGCCCTTTCGTTTGGCAAGTATGCTTTTTCGAAGAGCCTAGAAGAAGATTTATAGTATCATATGTACACAGCATATTAAAAGGAGAAGATAAATGAATGATAGAATTAAAGAAGCTTTAAAGCTAAAGTATTTAGGGATAATTGCTGAGGCAGAAGTAAATGTTAGGATTTATCTTAAAAATCCTGTAGGAATTGGCGAACATGCCGACATCGTTGGAGCAATAGACGAGCAGATTGATATAGCTGCAAACGCTCAAGAAAAGCTGGGCTGGATTGAAAACCTAAAGTACTAGGAAAGTAAAAATAGTTCTTGACATCGCACTCATTTTTCTGTATAATATATATTAATGAGTGATAGATATTATAACCAAATGAGAGATTTAACAGGATGGTGCCACGGCATGCCTGAATACCTCAAAACAAAACGGAGAAGAAGAATGGCTTGGACAGATGAATCAAAAGCAGAAGCAGTAGAAATGTATGTAGAACAGGAACCAACACCTGAGACTAGCATGGAAGTTGTAAAGGACATTGCTGAACACTTAGGCGAAAGCCCTAATGGTGTCAGAATGATACTTACTAAAGCTGGCGTTTATGTCAAAAAGTCACCTGCTACAGGAACTGCTAAATCTAGCGGTGGTGGTAGTGCAAGAGTAAGTAAAGCTGATGCAGCTGAAGCCCTAACAGCGGCTTTAACTGATGCAGGTCAAGAAATCGATGCAGATATTATCGACAAATTGACTGGTAAAGCTTCAGTTTACTTTACAGGTGTACTGAACAACATTAACAATGGCTAAATAATACTAAACCATTACTAGAAAAGAAAGAGTTTTCTTAATAGTAATGGAGTATTATAGTGAAAAAAGATGAGTTCTTAAGAACTGTATCAGATTGCGGAGACGCAATCATAACCTATAGGTCTACAAACAGTAGAAAACTTAAGTATAATGTTTGTACCCTAGACTTCGATAACAAGTATATCCAAAGCAAGAAAAATCGTGCTAAGGAAACCCCCGATTCAGTTCTGCTGTTTTGTTGGGATACGGATAGTTATCGCCTATTACAACCTAAGAATGTTACTAGTATACAACCTTTGAGTTCTATACTTAGGAACAAACGATGAAGTTGCATGAAGCCCCTGAGTTATATGAAAAAGTAATCTCTGAAA